AGACCAATGACGGAAAGAATGCGCTTCTGAGCGTAGCTGGGTACACTGGCCGCTCTGGTAGATCTCAGGTAACTGGCGACGCTGAGGTGTTCATCTTCGACCCCAAGAACATCCGCTCCGTCAACGCAGCCTTTGACCCAGACCAGTCTGACAGCTCAAACATTCTTGCCCAACCAGAGCGCAAGATCACCTATGAGGCGTACAGCAACCCTGACCTGACAGATCAGGAGAATAAAGCCATTGAGATGCACTTCAATGGCTGGACCCGTCCTGAGATCGAAGACGAAATGGAGGTCAGCCCAGAGCAATTGCGGGTCATCTTCAGCCGCGCCCGCAAAAAGGGCGTCGATATCTCCATGATGAATGGCGGTCGATCCGGTGCGATCCGCGCCAAGGCCGTGGAACTGAAGAAGAAGAAGCTCAAGTCTGACGCCATCGCTGAGCGCATTCGGGCGATATTCGGAACACAGACCACGGCTGGCAGCGTTGACTCGATGCTGTCTCAAGAACGCGTAAAGATCAGGAACGCAGGGGGAACACCGCTGTTCCAGAACCCTGTGACCGAAATGCTGAATGCCTCGGTCGAGGAGACAGGCGCTTGGTACGTTGAGAACGTCCGCGAGATCAGCCAGGAGATGGGCAACGGCGCGCGATCGGTAAACCTTCACTTCAAGACAAATGACTCGCTTGAGCGTGAGGATGCGAACGTCAGCCTGTTCGTGGACGTGAATGGCAAGGCTACTGCAACGCTGTTCCTTAAGGGGACGCTGGGCACCGACAAATTGAAGCTTGGACCCAAGCCAGATAACATGACGCCCGAGCAGCAGGCTGAGCGTGAGGCCATAGCAAAAGAGATCCGCGCCAAGAGCAAGGAAGCGCAGGAGTTTTTCGCGCGAGGCATTCTTGTTCTGCGGCATTGGGTGGCGCTTGAGCAGCCGTCAGCTATTTCATTCAGCGGATCGGGCAAGGGGCAGGACAAGCTCTATAACTTCATCCTGTCCAAAACGGCCTTTGAAGGTTATACTAACCACCGCATCTCAACGATTATTGGTGGTGTGACGAACCGTGATGGCGAGATATCGGGCGCACCGATCATCCCGGAAACCCGGCACTTTGTTGTCCTGAAAGATGGAGAGACCCTTGGCGACTATACCGAAACCGAAAGCGTCAAAGGACGATCCGGCACCGATGTCGATGGCAACAAGTGGCAAGGATACCACGCCGTCCACGCCGAAGAAATCGGCCCCGATGCCGTACAAGATACCTCCGCAGGAGGAATGGACGGACGAGATGTGGGAGATAGCCGAGGCGGTACAGGAGATGGCCAGGGAACAGGCGGAGCAACCCTAAACCAGTCCGGCACATTCGACGCCAATGACTTCCTTGAGAATGAAGCCCTGATCGAGAACGTGGAAGGCGGCGGAGATAGCTCGCGCCGCTACGGGTTCAAGATCGGCTCTGAAGCGTTCTTTGTTCAGTTCATGGACAAGCCCGGCACGAATGCTGCAATGTCGATGGAGGTGTATGCTGCCCCGAATGAGGCGCGGTTTGGTGAGCGTCTGGATGTGGCAACCCTGTCAGAGCAAGATCAGATATCGCTTCTTGAGCGCCTTTATGCTATATCTGAGCAATACACGGAGATGCCCGTTCACTTCCCTGCTCAGACGGCAGAAGAGCGCGCATTCTGGAAAGACTTTGTAACGAGGATTGACGAGAATGAAAACGCCTATGCCGACGACGACACAGGATATGGGTTCACTCTCGTCGGTGCCGGAGGCGCAAGGCCAGCAGGCAAGTCCTACGTCTCAGACCAGCCAGCCGTCGCAAGCCCCCAAGGCGAAGACTTCTTCATCCAGCAGCTCAGAACTTTTGAAAGGCGAGAGGCTGAACCTGTCGGCGCTCCATCCGGCGCTCAAGAAGATGCTCGCGCGCTCGAAGTCGGCGTCCGCTCAATAGCGAATGATCTAGGCATTGACGGTGCGCCGTTCCAAGGCCTGCTAGAGCACTACACCAACCTTGCGATGGATGAGATCGACGCTGGCGTGTCCGATGTTGACACAGTGCTGGAGGCGATCCGCGACCGCATGTCTGAGCATATGGGCGAGTCGTTACACCAGACGGCGTACCATGGGACAGATGCTGCATTTGACAAGTTTGACTCGTCTGAAATCGGGAGTGCTGACGGCAATCAGAAATTTGGCTGGGGCTTCTACTTCACAAACAGCAAGAGCGTAGCGCAAGAGTACATTACGGCGAAGGGGCGCGTCATCAAGGCGTCCATCCCAAATGATGAGTATCTGATAAAGTGGGAAGGCGATTTGAATGATCAGCCATTCTCAATGACTGACGTGATTTATGCGCTCGATACTGACGGCAAGATTGAGGCGATAATCGATGAACTGAATGAGAGCGAGGACGTTCCCTACAGTGTAGACCCGCAAGCGCAAGTTGAGGCGTACCTTTCGGGGGAAAACAATCTAGATGACATTTCTGATTACGCAACGAAGGAACAGCTAGATCGCCTTCTGGAGATGAGGGAGTTTGACTCTCCCGCAGATGAGACTTCGGGCGGCATCATTTATGACATTACTGCCGCAATTCTCGGGTCAAAGAAGGCCGCGTCAGAGTTCTTTCTGGATATCGGTGTCAAGGGTGTCTTGGCCGATGATGCTACGCTGAAGTCTGGCGATAAGAACTATGTTGTTTTCAGCGCTGACGATATTGCAATTCTTGATGATGGCGAGTCGTTGTTCCAGGACGAGTTGCTGGGCAAACCGAAACGCGAAACGTACGGCCCTTCTTTGGCTGCGCCGGACGCCGGCAACACCACCAGCCAAGAAACCCTAGGCCAACCCCGCAAGACAAATAACTCCAAGAAGTCTCGCGCTGAAGTCCTCATCCCCGGCGCCCTGCATGGCCTGCCCGGTGCGCAAATCCTCTCTGACCGTGAAGTCGTCGTCCGTCTCACCAAAGCGGCAGACAAGACCAGCTTCATGCACGAGAGTGCGCACATCTTCCTCGAATTGTACGCTGCGCTCGAAAGCGAGAATGAGAACGTCGCCAAGCGCATGGCTGCGATCCGCAAGTTCCTGAACCTGGAGCCGGGCCAATCCCTGACCCGCACCCAGCATGAGGCATTTGCCGAAGCGTTCGAGGCGTACCTGATGGAAGGCAACGCCCCAAGCGCCGAGATGAAAGGCGTGTTCCGCACATTCAAGGCATGGTTCACTGAGGTCTACAGCCGCCTGCGTGGCAAGCTGCCGAACCTGAATGACGAAGCCCGCGACATGTTTGACCGGATGCTGGCGACGGATGAGGAGATCGAGGCGGCTCGCAGCGAGTATGGCTCTGTCCTGACCCGCGCGATGGCTGGCATCATGTCACCTGAACTGGTCGAGAAGTACAAGGACTTCGCCCAGAAGGCCGGAGACGTGGCCAAGGAGAAGCTGTTCCGCAAGCACATGGACGCCATCAAGCGCCGTGAACGTGCAGCCTACAAGGCAGATGAGGCCCGTATCGAGGCCGAAGTCAGGGCAGATGTGGAAGGCGCAAACATTTACCGCGCCATTGCTGAGCATCCCGGTCTGGCAGTCGGCACTGAGGCAGACATGCTCGCGCCTGATTACGGGTTTGCGACAGGGCAGGAACTGGTCGATGCCATGAAGGGCGCCAAGCCAGCCGAAGCCTTGATCAAGGCCGAGACCAAGCGCGAGTTGGATGACCTCTATGGCGACTTGCTGACCGATGGCAGCGCCGAGATGGAAGCAATCGAGGCCGTGTTCAACGAGCCGAACATCAAGATGCTCGAAGCTGAGCGCGATGCACTGGCAGAGCAGGCAGCCAAGCGGCCTATTCCTCTGGGTGTCATCCGCGCCCGCGCCCAGAACATGATCGACAACACGCCTATCAAGGAAGTCGTTCGCCCCGGCACCTATGCCCTGAAAGCCAGAGACCTCCATAAGCGCGCCATAAGGTCCGCTGCTGCGCAAAAGTGGGATGATGCGCTCAGATATACCCATCAGGCCATGTTGCAGCATGAGTTGGCTCGCAGGGCCTACAAGGCGCAAGCCGAGATAGCGACGATCAATCGGTTCCTTGCCCGCTTTGCAGCACATAGGAAGATCGACCCGAAGAAGGTCAACACCGACTATATCGCCCAGATCCGCGCGCTCATGGCATTGCCGGGCGCTGATAACCAGCAAGGCTCAATGGCTGAGATTGCGGCATTCGCTGCGGCAGAGGCTGCTGAGGGCCGAGCTATCGTGTTGCCAAGCGCGGTGATGCTCGGAACCCCGATGCCTGAACGTGTCTCGATGACGATGGCCCAGCTGCGAGAGTTCCGTGATGGCGTCAAAAGCCTGAGCACGATCGGCAGGCAGGAGAGTGAAGCTGAACGTGCGGCATTCAAAGCCTTTGCGGATGGTCTGGCGGGTGAGGTTGAATCCAACTGGACCGGCAAGACCAAGACAGAACGCCGGAACCCGACATTCCCAGAGAAGACAGACGAGTTCCTGCGCTATCTCGACAGCCGCATTCTTCGCTGGCCCTTCCTTGTGGAAGCCCTGCAAGGCGGTAAGCGTGGCAACGTCATCGATGCGCTGGAAACTGGACTTCGCAGCAAGCTGACTGAACGCAATTCGCGCCGCGAACATCTGGCGCACCAGCTGGCGGCCATCTTCAAGAAGCACGGCATATCCCAGTCTGAACTGATGAACCGCATGACGGTGAAGGAAATCGACGCCCTGCCGGTGAAGTTCGAGCAGGTTCTGGGCGTTGCTCTGAACATGGGCAATGACGGCAACCGGATGCGAATTGACGGTGATCCCACAATTGTTGGTGACGCAAACGCGGTCATGGCTGCGATTGATCCGGTCATGGAGAAGCGCCATTGGGATGCAGTGCAGGAAACATGGGACTTGATCAACTCGCTCTGGCCGGAAGCCTCAGCGGTGCACAAGCGCGCGACAGGCGTTGCTCCTCCCAAGGTTGACGGCAAGCCATTCGTGACGCGCCACGGCACCTATCAGGGCGGGTATTACCCGATATCCTATGACAAGGAATTGCTGGTCAATGAGGATCTGAAGCGCAGCGAGCTGGACGATATGTTCAAGGATACGATGAACGCGATGTCTACCTATGCCCAGACCAAGCAGGGACACTTGCAGGCCCGTCTCCAGAACGTGCAGCGTCCGCTGAACCTGAGCCTTGGTGTCATCCTTGGCCACATCGACCAGGTGACGAATGATATCTACTTGCGCGAAGAAGCGCAGAAAGTGTCTCGCATCCTGCGCAATAAAGAGTTTCGCCGGGTGATGACCGAGACGCACGGTAAGGAATATCTTGAGGTATTGGAGACCGTTCTCAAGCGCACGGTCGTCGGCACTGAGCGCACGTCAGACCATATCGAGGGGATGTTCCGCACGTTCAGGATCAATGCGGGTATCTTCATCCTTGGCTACAATCTCAAGGTTGCCCTGCTGGCGCCGATTTCATACTTCCAGACTGTCATCCCGCAATATGGGTTCAAGACAGTCCTGTCTGGCGTCATGGCGTTCCACGGTCGCGGTCCTATCGGGACAGTGAAGGCGTGGAAGTTCATCTCCGAGAAGTCGGCATTCATGCGCGAACGGGAGAACACGCTCAACCGTGAGGCCCATGAACTGCTGCGTAAGTCGCCAAGCCAAAGCCGTTGGGCAAGGATACAGGGCGCCGGCTACCTGCCGATGACGTGGATTGAAAAATACACTGTCTCCGGCCCGCTCTGGATGGGGGTCTACCATGACGCTCTGGCTCGCGGTGATAGTGATGCCGATGCCGTAGCGCAGGCAGACCGGGCGATTGCGACGACGCAGGGCTCGGGCCTGGAACTGGATCAGGGCATGTGGCAGGGCGGCAATGAGTTCCTGCGCAACCTGACCTTCATGTACGGCTATGTCTCAGGCTATTACGGGACAATCCGCAATGAGGTTTCCAAGGCGCAGGGCATCAAGAAGGCGATCCCGATCGTCAAGCACATGGTTATCCTGAACATTGTCGCCGCGCTCATGGAAGCCCTGATCCGCTCTGGTCTCGGGGATGACGATGATCCATATCTCGATAACGTCCTGAAGCTGATGGGCCGCAATACTGTCGGCCTCGTGCCGGGCTTGAGTTCGGCAATCAGCAGGTACGACTCCGGCCCTGCGTTCATGCAGTTTGGCACCGAGGCATGGAAGGCTGTGACGGGCTGGCAGGAAGTCGCAACAGACCTCTTTATGAGCGGTGAAGTCGAGGGTGATATGGTTGGCCGTGCAGCCAAGTCTACAGGCAAGGCGGCAGGTCTTGGGCTTGGTATTCCGGGTGGTGTCCAGCTGCTTCAGATCGAGAAGACCATGACGCAGGACGATGACCCGACACTCTATGAGGCGCTGATTACAGGGCCAGACAAGGACAACTGATGTTTGATCGACAAGACCTGATCTTATTTGGCGTTGGCTGCCTGATGTTCCTCGCCCTGATCCTCAGCGATTTCGTGGGGCAGAAGAAATGAGCGAGGACTTACTGGCAAATATCATCGCAGCAGGAATATTCGCTGCGGGCCTCATGACGTTCAAGCACTATCGCGCGAAGTGGAAGAAGAAATGATGGATCTCATCGCAAGCGGCCTGATTACAGGCGTGGCCATTCTGGCTGTCGTCGGGATTGGTATGTGGATCAAGTCTGAGGTCTGGCCAAAAAAGAAGCCCCCTGCGAATTAACGCAAGGGGCGAGGTGGGAGTTACGCTTTCGCAGCCATCGGGATGACATTGCTGTCGTCCGCATCGGAAACCTCTGCGAGCTTGCGCTCGAAGTCGGCATTAGCCTTGGCTTCCGTGATTTTGGCCCGACGCTTCAGCGACTTGCGCTGGGCTTTTGTCAGGCCCTTTGTCGATGGTGTCGCCAGCGCCCAGAGACCACCAATCTTGATGATTTCAAACAGGGCGAGGAACACGTAGGTTATCGACGCAGGCAGGGGTTCGGACTTCATGACGCGGAGCTTGGCCGCATCAGCGCGGTCCTGCCGTGATTCCCAGCGAGCACGAATTACGCCCGTGTCGTCGCTGAGCAGGGTCGCCAGATATTTGTCAGCCTCTTTCTGGGCAGCTTCTGCGCGGATCACGAGAGCCCCGTGATTGGCAGATGCTTCCAGTGAAAGGGTGTGGAACGCGCGGTGGCCAGAGATGATACAGCCTGCGATTGCCAGAGCCAGGATGAGCGCACCAAGCCGAGACTTCCAGAAGCAATTGTTTTCGCGGTCCTTCATGATCGATCGAAGGGCGAGAAAGGCGATGACCTCACCAGCCGAAACGACTGCGGCGAAGATCATGCCGACTTTCCAGTCAGGGAAAATCTGTGTTGCTCCCCAAACATTCAGGGCTGCTGAGCCAAAAGCCGCAACGAAGATTGCGCAAGCTGTGACCCGGCGTCCCTCAAAGTCCTTGAGAAAGCGTGTGGAGGTTATAGATTGAGACATGGAAAGCTCCTCAGTAGCTTTGCGCCATCGCTGGCGTGGTGTCCGGGTGTTTGTCGCACCCGGCGCCCCATCGGGACGGGGGAAAGCGCGCTACGCCCTCTCCGGTCCAGACTGTCTCTCTCAGTTTTCAAACATCGGCCTCTGGGATTTTCGCTCAGCGCCTTCCGGCAATCCCTGCTGACCTTTGTAATGTAGCGCATGTGTAGTGCGCTGTCAACAAATGTATTGCATTATTTTCAATATGCGCTACATTGTGACTATGAAAAAGCCCAACACCCCGAAATCATTCAGGTTTTCCGAAGAAGAAATTTCGCTTCTGGAGGAGATGGCTGCTCTGCATGGCGGACCAAAGGGCGCTATACTTGCCGGACTGGCTGCCCTGAAAGGCAAGACGACGACCAAAGCAGACATAATCGCATGGATAGAGAGGAACGCTTGAGAGCCAATTGTGAACTTCATAGCGGATCACTACGCGCTGTCATCTGCGCAACGCGAGTGGATGCACATGCAGTTGAGCGACTTGCCTTTGGAAAAGATTGCGAGGAAGTATGCTTATGGGCTTGCCAGAAGGCAAAGAAGGCGCAGGCGCAAATAACCCCCATTCCCGCTATATCCCCAGCCCCCATGCTACCCCAAGGGCATGGACACGTTTGCCCCGCCTAAGCTATCCGAATGTGACGGCAACATTGCGTTGTTCGGGCACAAGCGCGCCCAGTATTTCAAAGACCTGAAGCGCCGCAACAGGACGCCAGCCCCCGCACCTGAGCCGATCACCATCACCAACACGGTCATTGAGACTGTCGAGGTGGAGAAGATTGTTGAAGTCGAGCGCCGTGTTGAGGTGCCTGTTGATCGCATCGTCTATGTCGATCGCGAAGTTCCAGGCCCACGCGAGACGCTGGAGCGCACCCTCGAAACACTGGAAAAGGCCGCCAAGCCTGCTGAGCCATCGCAGGCGCTACGCAATGAACAGCGTGAGGGCGAAAGCCTGCCGGAACTGAAACGCCGCCTGAGCGCGGAACTGAGCAACCTGTGGGACCTGGTTGGATCTAACGCCGCCTCGAAGGAACAGCAGGACCGCCACACTTACCTGTTCGGGCTTGAATACGAAATCACTGGCAAGTCTCGTGGCTGAGGTCAGCGAGAAAGAGTTCGGGGCTTTGGAGGAACGTGTGCGCGGGCTGCCGGGACATGAGCACCTGACGGCCATCGAGCGCGGCATGACAGCTGCGATTGAGCGTGTCGGGGAAAAGCTCGGTCGCCAGCTGGAAAAGCACGAAGGCAAGACCTCCGAGAAAATCAATGAGGTCGTCATGAAGACGGTCGAGGCTGCCTTCAATCTCCAATGGGAGAAGATCGAGAACAAGATTGCGCGGGAAGTTGGCGAGCGCCTGCCGCCCAAACAGAAACGGGAATGGATGCCGTACATAGTGATGGTCGGGATGCTGGTTTTCGCAGGCATTGAGAGAGCCCTTCCATTCGCCATGCGATACTTTGGGGGTTGATATGACAGACATGCAGATAACGGGCGATCTACTTCTCAGGACGATTGAGTCATGGGGTGAGGCAAGCCCGTATACCAAGGCTGAAATCCCCACGAATGCGCATGACGCATCCGCTGGCATGGCCATGTGGGATGCTATTGTCCAGTCGCTTAAGGTTCATTGCGCCCACGCAGGTATCATCGGTATCGGCATCGCGCTCGCGTTTCGCCAGGCTGAAGAAGTGTTCGATCAGGACAAGGGCGAGATTGTCGAGAAGGACTTCATGGATGTGACAATCCACCATGAGGGCCTGACGACGACGATCTGTCTTGAAATGGGAGAAGTGGCATGAACCTTCGCCTTCCCAATGTAAGCGGATCGGGCCTGCTCAAGATGGCAGACCGCATGGTGTTCTTCGCTTTCGTGAGCGCGGTTGTGGCCGTCTACATCCTCGACATGATCTTTTTCGGCAGCCTTGTCGAGTTCGGCTGGCTGACGCTGGTGTTCGTCCTGATTGGCATTGTGTTCCGCACAGTCGCTGTGGCGAGCGGCGTGTTCCTCCAGAAGTTCAAGAAAGGCGACGGCAACCACGCAGCCCGAACGACCATGCGCGTTCTCTGGGTGGCGTGTGTCGCAGCCTGCCTCTTGTCTGCCATCAACTTCTTTGCTGCCGGCCACTCTGATAAAGAGCAATCTGTCACGATGGTTGAGGCGACCAATACCGCCTCCATCGAAACCAAGGCTGAGCGCATCACAAAGCTGGAAGCGCAGAAGACCGAGATAGGTGCTGACCTTGCAAGCTCTGTGGCCAGTGTCGCACGGGCGATGGCTGCGATCGAGGATGACGGGGTGCCGGGCATTCCTGAGAAGGATCTGAAGTCTCTCTCTGACCTGCGTGTCGAAGAAAAGGGATATCGCGATCAGGCCCGCACCGATCGGCAGGCGGTTGAAGACAAGATCGAGGCTATCAGGAATGAGAAAGATGTTGCCACCGTGGACGGCGCCAGTGTCGCAGAGCAAGACACGACATGGGCCGTGTTCGTCTGGCTCGGGGATCACACATTCCTCGGCCAGGACGCATGGTCAAATAGCGGGCTGTTCTACCTCGCCATGCTGATTGAAGCCATCGCGGCTCTCGGTCTCGGCGCATACGTCGCCCTGAAGCGTCCTTACATGCGGACCATCGTGGATGTGGCGATCGAGGAAGACATTGCCGATATCCACCACGAGTCCGAACTGGCATCAGCCCGCATCCGTGCCCTCGCCCTGAAGCGCAAGCTGGCGCGTGAGGCTGAGGCTGAAGCCGCCATCCTGATGGGGGATTACCCTGATATGATCGCAGCCGTATCAGCCGTCAACGCATTGGCTGGACTGGCCCGTCACGAGGAGGCCTCCGATGCCCCGCAGGAACAGGAACCCGAGACGGAAACAAAGCCCGAAGAAACCGAAGCCGTTGAAAACACGGAAGAAAAAAGTGAAGAAACTGTTGCACAAGAACCGCAACAAGAAGATGAGCCTGAGCCTGAAACAAAGCCCGGCCCCAAGGTTTGGGGCGCTTGGGGTGGACGTGCAGCAGCCATGAACGCCAAGGCGCGCGATGCCGTCAAGGTGCCTGTGTCCGACAGATCGACGCTCGATATTGGTGTCACGCTGCCTGTTGGGGAACCCGTACTGGAGCCAGCAGAATGAACACGATCGGCATTGACCTTGGCACGACCAACTCATGTGTGGCCTACAATGATGGCCAAAATACGCATGTGATCCCGATGTCTGACGGGCGCCGGACCATGCCGTCTGTGGTGTCCTATCTGGAGAGTGGTGAGGTCCTGGTTGGCGCTTCGGCGCGTGGCCAAGTCAAAATGAATGGCGAGTTCACGTTCTCCAACGTCAAGCGGATCATTGGCCGGGCATGGGATGACGATGCGGACAATGGCCTTCAGGGTATCGAGGGGCCTGATGGCATGATCGCCTTGCAGGGCAGGGACGGGATTGTCACGCCTGTTGAAATCTCCGCGCTGATCCTGCGCAAGCTGCGTCTGACGGCTGAGGAATGGCTGGGCAAGCCTGTGACGGGGGCGGTTGTCACGGTTCCGGCCTACTTCAATGAAGACCAGAAGACGGCAACACTCGACGCGGCGAAGCTGGCCGGGTTCGAGGATGTGGTGACACTCAATGAGCCTATGGCTGCGGCGCTCGCTTCGGGTGTGAAGCCTGACAAGTTCTCGACGGCATTCGTGTTCGACCTTGGCGGCGGGACATTTGACGTGGCGGTTGTGCAGTACGCTTCGGGCTATTGGGAGGTGCTGGAAACCAATGGAAAGCAGCGCCTTGGCGGGGTGGATTTCGACTCGCGGCTGACTGATTTCGTGGTGGAGAAGTACAGGGAAGAGAACAATATCGACCTGCGCCCGCGCCGGATGTCCATGCTGACGCTGGCGGATGCGTCCGAGGGCGGCAAGCGCGAGCTGTCTGATGAGCAGAGCACGACGATCAGCATTCCCTTTGTGGCAACTGACAAGGATGACAGGCCGGTCCACCTGAAGCAGGTCATCACCCGCGACGAGTTCGAGGGGCTGGTAAAGGATTACGTTCTTGAAGCCCTGACCATATCCAAGCAATGCCTCGATGACGCCAAGCGCAAGAAGGTGGATATCCAGCATGTCGTCATGGTCGGAGGCATGACCCGTATGCCGATCGTGCGCGATGCAGTGAAGGCATTCTTTAATGGCAAGGAGCCGATGAAGGGCGTCAACCCTGATGAGGTTGTGGCAATGGGCGCTGCTATCAAGGCGGCAATCAATGACAACCGGCTGGCTCAGGCTGCCAATACTGACATCGTATCCCTGCCTTATGGGATCGAGACCAGCGGCGGGTCGTTCCTGCCGGTGATTCCGAAGGGCGCGAAGTTCGGAACCTCGCAAACGGTTGTCCTGACTTCAGAGCGCGATGACCAGTTAGAGATGGCGATTGTGGTTCTCCAAGGCGATGACAGCGCAGCGAAGGGCAATCACTTCCTTGCAGACCTTCGCCACCAGATTACGCCGGCGCCGGCTGGAGAGCCTAGTGTATCGGTGACGTTCCAGATCAGCGACAGCGGCATGTGCTCGGTATTCGCCTCAGATGAGGCTGCGGGCATGTTGACAACCATTCTTGAGGAGGGCAGGCGACCATGATTACAGGCATATCTGCAATAGCGATGGGCGTGAACACCGCGTTCGAGCGCCCGAAATCTGGTCCCAATCTTACCGCTCACCAGGATACCGCTGGCAACTGGCAGATCGGTGACGGCATCACGATCCTCCCTGATGGGACGAAGGTGCGCAAAGGCATGAGCCTGAAGCCTGCCGAGTATGACCTTATATCTGAGCAGACCATGAAGCGTTACGAGGATAATGTACGCAGGGTCGCGGGCGACAAGCTGAACCAGTACCAGTTCGATGCGTGCGTCCTGATGGATTACAACACGGGCGCCTTTGCCACGTCTGAAGGCATTCTGGGCAACATCAATGCCGGACGCTACGCGGATGCTGCGGCAGCCTTTGGCGACTGGGTGTATGCGACCAAGCGAACGACATTCAACGCGGATGGCTCGGTCAAGGATGCCGCGTTCGGACCTGATGGAAAGATGCTCACTAAGGGGCAGGAATGGAAGGTTGCCTATCGCGGTCTCTATCGCCGGAACCTCCACCTTGGCTGCCTGTTCCTCGGGCTGGATGGGTTTGAGGCCTGCGATGAGAGCCGGATCGAATTGAGACCCACCCCGATCTGGCAACCCGACTGGAACGGAGTAGGCCGCTGGCGTGACCGCGTGGATTACAAGACACCGTGGGAGGATGTGCTTCGCATCGCGCGCCAGCATCCCCTGCCACCACATGAGATTGCGGCACAATTGCCTGCTGATGTAATCCCCGCGCCCATTAAAACCGAAACCCCTCCCCTATTACTAGAGGCCCCGAAACCAATGTCTAAAGTCATAATGATTATTGGTGGAAATGAAGTTCCTACGCCAGACGGATATGAGCAGGCGCCAGAGTCAGCGCAGACTGCATGGCTCAATGCGGCGATGCTTGCCGTGATGAAGAAGGAACCAGTCCCAGAATTTCCACTGCCCGCCAAAACGGCACCACGATCGGTTGCTTCCAAGCCACCAAAGGCAATCGAGGATATCAGTTATTTGCCGAAGGGTGTGACGCCAAAGGTCGAGCGCATTCAGGACGCCCAGCGTGGCAAGGGATATGCGAAGTCGGAGCAGGCCAAGATGCTTGGCGGCGTAGCTGCTGCGGGCTGGGCTGCGGAACAGCTGGGCGCTGTTGAGCCTATCATCAAGGCAACTAAGGCTTACACCGGTCAGACGGTTGCCATTTTCTTTCTTGGTGTCATCCTGATCTCTGTGGTCCTGTTCTATTACGGGAAGTGGCAGCGGCGTAAGGGTGAGGCAGAAGCGGATACATTGCTCGGATGATAGAGGGCGCATTCTTCTCATTGTTCAATTTCATCGCCAAGAACAAGGCGGCTCAATGGGCTGTGGGAATTATTGCTGGCATCATCGTTTGGTTTTCGTGGCTTGGCCTGCACGATCGAAAGGTCCGCAAGGGCGCAAATGCCAAGGCCGTCCAGAAGGCAGAAAAAGTTGCAACCAAGGAACTCGCAAAACTAGAGGAACGAGCAGATGAACGTATTGAGAAAGCCAATGAGGCCGCTGATGCTGTGTCTGGTGATATCACTAGCGACAGCCTGCGCGACGACACCAGACGCCTCTTATTCGGTGACTAAGGACGCGATCAACAGCGCGGTGCGGATCGAACACAAAACAATGTGTTCCATCACAAAGCCGACTGAACTGAGTGCAGGCGCATTTGATGCAAGCCCACTCGAAGCGCGGCAAAAAATGGTGAAGGATGTTGAAAAGTGGGCTGCCGAATGCGCTGGTAGTGTCTGATGACCTCGCTCGCAGAACAGATTGCCCGTGAGGCATCCCAATCTGGCGAACCTGTCAGACGCTACTATGTGAACAATATGGTTAAGGGCTTTGCGTTCGTGTCAGTCATGGTGTTCCTGTCTGGAATAGGCATATGGATCGCCAGCATTATCGAGCATAATGGGATGGTAGGTGTTGCTGCAATCGAGTGGTGCAATGACCCTGAGACGGTTCGGCGCATCTCGCATCCTGGCGCTTGCAAGACGTTCGACTGCCTCAGCAAGCTGACCGAAGATAACGGCAAGTATGTCCGCATCTGCCACCCCGAAGCCCTGCGCTCTTAGCCATTCCCGCTACGTCCACGGGTGAGCGGGTAGTCTCCTTGAAACAAAGGAGGCCGATCATGGCTCAGATCAAGACACCTGACCTTTCACTAACCTGGATCGGCAACGCCCTTGCTGGTCTCGCCCTTGCCTTTGGCATCGATAACATCCTGATGAATGGCACAGTTACGGGCTTCCTGCCTGCGCCCATCGTCGGAGCCGTGGCTTTCGTCGTGTTCGTCGGCGCTGTGGTTTATGGCTTCAAGCAGGCCAAGAAGCTCAACTAGGTGACAACCTCCGCCGTCACGCCCGCGATAGCGTTTACCGGCTCGTCTGGCGCCGGTACGCTTGGCCCGTTCTCGCTCATCAAGGGCGGCACCCCGATATATTTCGCGGATAATTCCTATATCAAGGTGCTTCGGTACTCGACTGTATCGGATGCCGTCCCTGATCTACTGGTCGAGGGTGTGGACTATGACCTGACTGGCGGGCCTGACGCTGGCTCCCTTCTCCTGACAACTCCGCAGACGGGCCTGCTCGATACTGAGCGCCTTTTCGTCTATCGCGAGCAAGTCCTTCAGCAGCTTCTATCCCTGTCCACGGGCGGGAACTTCTCCGGCCCTGCCATCATGGTCAAGCTGGATCGGGCAATGGAGATGGTTGCAGAGACGCGGCGCCTTGTCGATACGTCTGTCCGGTTCACCCCATTCAGCACTGACAGCCTGCCGGACAACCTGCCTATGGAAGCTGTGCTGGACAAGATCGTCTACATCTCCGGCACGGCATCCGAGCCAGTCTATGAGACAATCAACGCGACCGATATCGCAGGCGACCTTGGAATCATCGCAGACAATATCGTCAATGTGAACCTTGTCGGCACGGACTTGGGCGGCGCTGATACGATAGGCATCGTGGCGGCGGACCTTGCGGGTGATGATTCGATTGGGACCGTTGCTGTAAATATTGCAGATGTGAACACTGTGGCCAATTCAATTGACGCGGGCGATCTCACGACAATTGTTGCCGGCCTCGACACAAAGTTAACAGTCGGCACCTATGCGGAGATGCAAGCGGTCTCCCTGGCCAATGCTGCCACGCTTAACGGGTTTATCATCACTGACCGGGGCGCTTCGACCCTATACACATGGCAATCCGGCGACCAGTCCGTCAATATTGACGGCGGGTTCTATGTCGCCCCGACTGCCGATGCGACGGGTGCGAGCGGAGCATGGGCGGCATCCGTTACTGACATTACCCCAATGCTTTACGGCGCGGTCGGGGACGGCTCGACAGACGACACGACCGCCATCCAAGCCGCCATCACGGCGGCAAATGCCACGACCAACAAGCGGCTTTATTTCCCAGCGGGGACGTACAAGATCACCGCGCAGCTTATCATCCACTCCGGCGCGACGTGGTACGGCGACGGTCTGGATCGCACGATCATTCAGGTCGATAGCTCGGCTGGCAATATCGTTCCATTCCGCACAAATACTACAAGCAATATCGCCAACGCCAAGTCTGTTACTTCGATCACGTCATCCAGCACCACTGCGACGGTGACGACTTCCGTCGCACACGGCTACACGACTGGCGACCTCATCAATATCCTAGGCGCGACCGAGACGGAATACCTTGGCTCCTACGCCATCACGGTAACGGGCGCCTCGACTTTCACGTACCAGTTCGCTGGCTCGGCTACTTCACCGGCAACAGGCACAATCACCTGTGTTGCCAGGGCATACCTGCAAACGGGCGTGGCGTTCTACGACCTGCACATCAAGGGGTTCGATGACGTTCTGACAGTCACAGAGAGCGCGGCACACTCAACCATGATGCGCCTCTGGAGCATAGACGGACTGACCATCGAGCGCTGCAAGTTCTCCGGCCACCGCTTTATAATGCTGTCGCTCGGCGGCGTGACAAACTTTAGCATCAAGGACTGCGAGTTTGAGGATTGGGGCCGGACGGACGATCTTCGCCCGCTTCCGGACGGCTCGGGCACGCTACCAGCCAATGAAGCTGGTGCAGCTATCTGGTGCGCGGGAAATCCGGTTGACTCAGCCCCGTCCACGCTTGGCGAAATCAGCGGCAACTGGTTTCATGATGGCGAATGGTCCTGCATTTACCTGCTTGGCCAGCACGTGATATTCTCCGGCAACCGCATGGAGAACTTCAAGGAGGGCAACTTTTTAAGCTCGACCTCGATCTTTGCCACGGTACTGCCGTCTACAAGCGAGAGCTACGGGATTATCTACACCAACAACATCCACATCGGCGTCACTGAACGACTGATTCAGGCGAGCGGGCTTGAGTGCGGTGGCGTGAACGTCGTTGTGTCCAACAACTATTTCGAGAATTGTGACGGGGCGGCGATTGATTTCACCGACGCATCGGAAAACTGCGTTGCGATTGGCAACATCTGCATCAACTGCGCCACCTCGGCCTACAGTGCGAACTACGCATCTATCGTGTGTCGCCTGACAAGCGTGACAGCAAAAGCCTGCAACGGGATCACGATTTCAGGCAACGTCATTCGCTCGGCAGACGACGGACAATATGGCATCCGCCTTTACCGGGTCAGCGGCGGCGGAGGCGGTGGACCAGATGAGTTCAACAACATCCGCATTGTGAACAATGATGTCGTGGATGCGGCTTCGTCCAGCGTCAACAATATCGCATACGACACAACATATTTCGGCACCAACATCGTCATCAAGGACAACTCTGGCGCATCAGACTACGCGGTCAGCGCCACATGGACACCGACAATCTCGGCGTCTAGCGGCGCGCTGTCGACCACTAGTACGCCAACCGCGCGCTATTGGGCGGACGGGCCGAATGTTTACTTTACCATCACAATAACGCTTACGGACATTGGGACAGGATCAGGAAGCCTGCGCTTTACTCTTCCGACAACGCCAGCCTATTCCGGTTCCTGTGTCGGCACCAACACAGCGAACGCAAAAATCGTACACGGGAGCTGGAGCACGACAACTACCGTCAACTGCTATTATTATGATGGAACATTCCCGGCGCTCAGCACGCACACGATCCGCATTTCCGGCGTGTATATGACGGCGTGAGCGGATGCTGAAAATGGATTCCAAGAACTGCTATATATTATCTTGCGATGTGTGTGAGCTCTCGGAGAGCATTCCTGCGAGCGATCACGCCTCAGCCTGGACGCGAGCGATGGAAACGGGCTGGACGGTGCGCAAAAACGACCCGGACATAATACACGTCTGCACTGGTTGTCGAAGCCCTGCGCAGTTAGCCCTAGTCTCGCCACGATTTCCCACTACATAGAGATTGCGAAGCGTCACCAGCTGCCCAGCCCAAGACGCCTAGCATGGCCCGTCAGTATGTCGCCTTTGGTGACGAACTGGCGGGCTTTTCTCATTGGTCGGCGGCTTTTCGTATGCGGTCATATTCCTCTTGAGTAAAATATATCTCTGTCTCTGAGAGCGCATCCAGTGCCGCCTTCATCGACCGAAAGAAACTGTCAAAATGATCCATGTCACGCGGGAAGAGGGTGAACGTTATCGTAGGTTGATTACCTATCACGTCAGCGTATCTGTTGGGCATGAAGTGACCGCTGAAAACGATGCGCGGTTTCCAGCGTGGCAAAGCACCTCCTGATGAAAACTCCACCCTGTGCGGCTTTACGGCAGCAGTTGCGCGGCGCTTCAACTTGGCCAGATACGGCCTGCATTCTTTCTCCATCTTCTCTTCGTGTCGGTCATAATTCCATGATGCCCTTTTCAGGCGCACCAGTTCCGATGCGTCATAGTTCGCGTAAAACTCAAATGGGTCCGTGACAGACATCACTCTTCCTCTCTCCTTACTAGGTGCAGTGGTGCACCTGATTAAACGGTTCACTTGGTATCCCCCTTCGCCAGCCGACGAGCAGCAGCTACATCGCGCCCCTCATCGACCGCTGAGAGCAGTTCGCTGGGAAGGTTGCCTTGGCGGGCTTCTGCTTCAAATACTGCGATGATAAAAGTGGCCTCTATCATTGCGCGATTTCGGTTGGACACAGTGCTGCTATGCCACGCTGCAGGATCGTTATATCTACGCTCCAGCCATTGCCGCGCCAGTTTCTCCCGAAGCGCGCTCATTCTGAGGGCTCCGATAAAAACAGATCATGGAGTAATGCATCGACATCCCAGCCGATGCGCTCCTCCAGCCACAATCTAAATTCAGCGACAGCGTCGTCAATTGAGAGCGATCCCATGCCTGCGACCGGAGGATGGAACCGGGCTTTCGCCGCCAGCTTTTCACGAAGCGCGCTCATTCTGAGGCCCCCTGAAGGTTTACGTTAGGCCTGAAAAATGAACCGACAAACGCCGCCAATCCGCCCGTTTGCCAAGCCTCAAGAGGCCAGCCGGTTCCTGTCATTAGCGCAGCCCATGTGTCACCGAGAACTGCACCGAAGATAAGCCCTGACAGCACCCCCGCCCCAATATCGAACACACTCATTATGGGCACCAGCACTATAAGGACTGTGCTGGCCGCGATGTGGTAAAAAATCTTTCCGTAACTCATCGTCTTCTACCTTCCTTACTCAATGGGCTGACATAGCCCTCGGGTTTTGGTTGAAATCCACGGCCATGAATGGACGAGCCGCCACGCCTTGACCGTTTGTCCGCCTGCGTCTTGCCCTGCTCAATCCGGCGAACCTTGGCGCGGTCAGGGGCTTCCTTGCGGGTCTTCTCTTTGGAACAGTCCGAGTCCCAAAGCGCTCGGTTTTCAAGGTCATTGGCCCCTCCTGAAAATAGCGGGTTGAGGTGCTCGTCTGTGATCTGGCGAGGCTTCTGGAAGTCCAGCCGCTTGCCGCATCCGCATCCGCAGCGACCGTTCTGGTCCAGCGCGATGCGGGCGAATTGCAGCTTGGTCAGCGGCTTGCGCTCACTCATAACCGGACTCCAGTACAGAGCTTAGCCACAGGATCGCATCACCTATCCGCAGGCCCGCTGCCTGATTGCGGCGAAGCGCCTGCAACGCCTTCTGCGCAGCCGCTTCCAGCGCAGCCACACGCTCTCTCTCTGCGAGAAGGGCGGATAGGAGGGTGGCACGGTCGGCGTGGGCATCTTGACCAATAAAGTCCCACGGACCCTTGTTGCCATTAGAAGCCAAATATTTCACCATGTCCTCATGCCGTTCCCTGATCGCCTCAATCTCTCTCTCATCAACCATTCTCATTCTCCATGTGTTCGTGTAGATCCAATCCGTGCTATCCAACCCGTGACGATGCCCGCGCATTTGACTGCTCTGTTCGCCAAGCCTCGACGATTGCATTCGCAGCGGATCGACGGTCGCGCAGCTTGTAGTCCATCTCCGCAAGCACTCGTTTCTGGTCGAGGTGGTTCTCGTAGGTGTCGTGAGCCCTTGCCCATGTTTCCCGTGAGGCTGCTGACTTCAGATCGCTTGGTGCGTCGTTTGTCAGCTTCGCCAGGACAACCTTGTCCAGATCGGACATGTGTTCATGCGCGGCCCTTGCCTTCGCGGCTTGGCTCTCCCTGTCAATCAGGATGTCCATTGCCCATTCGAGTTGCTTGTCGGTGATCATTTGGATTTCCTGACTGGCTGGGTGAGGATGCGGGAGATGGGCCACCCCATGCGGACGCGCCCATAAATTACGTTTGGCTTCCAGCCTCGAAGCCTTGCCCATTCTTTTACGGACCTTGTTTCACCGTTGAATGTAATTGGCTTGGCTTTTGGGTGATCTAGCCCAAACTTCCCCAAAAAGGGCGGGGTGCATCCGAGCACACGATATTTGTGCTTTTGGTTTTCTGAATGGGTCGCCCATTCCAGATTTTCGATTCGATTATCAGTCTTCACCCCATTTTTATGGTTCACCGTTTTGCGTGGGTCGCCCGGCAAAAACGCCTCAGCTATAAGACGGTGGAGTAGATGCTTTTTCCCGTGCAATTTTACCTGCAGGTAGCCGGTCGTTAGAATGGTGGGGCCGAGAATACACTCCGGAATATCTTTCGTTCCTGGTGGCGGGCCGCATCTAACCTTTCGAGCGAGAGACTTGATCCGTCCAAGGCTGCTGACTTCATAGAAACTAGTGCAATGGCACGGCCTCCATGTTTCCGGCATGGCTTCAGATGTGACGAGGTACGTGGCGCGGGACATATCAAGCGGCCTCTGCGTAGGCTTCCAGAGCCTTTACCGTGGCGGAGACTTCAGCGAGGAACCCTTCAACTTCCCGCTCAAGTTCGCCTATCAACACGTCATTGCGGTTCACCCGATGGACGAACAGGGACAGGTGGTCAGGGAGGCGAGGATCGAACGAGCAAAAATCACACCATGCCCGCCCGGTGCAGGCGAGTTGCCATTGGATCTGGGTCACGTACTTCCCTGGAACGGACCGGCCAAGAAGTGTCTCGATGTGTGTAGCTGTGTTGGGCGCTTTAATCTCGACAAGACCATAATCGCCGACATATCCGTCAGGGCTTGCGCCAGCGTCAGCGATGGCGGGATGCACCACGAACTCAGCCTCCGTCACGTCCAGCCCGTCGGCGTGCAGGAACGCATAGGCAGCGCGGGCGTCCGGCTCCTTTTCCGTTCCCCACTGCATCGCAGCGTTGGAATAGGATTGCTCGACAGTGCCCGTCAGGCGCTCGGCAACAAGCTGGGCCGCGTAGTTCTTGCGGCTGGCGCTTGGCCCGCTCTTGGTCTTGGCGATGATGTCTGCGATGCGGGAAGCTGTCGCTTTCCCAGCCCTTGCCGCAAACCAAGATTCTGATCCTTGCTCAATCATTTGTCAGTCCTCTTGCCTTCAAGAATTTTCTTCAGTGCCTCGAAGTTCTTCATGTGAATGTCGGCCATGCCCTCGACCTTGGCGTACTTGAAGAACTTGGCGCGATCCGCACCCGTCTCTTTCAGCAGGTCATCCAGGATGGTCATCTCGTCGGGGCCGAGCGTTTCAGCCACTTCATTCGCGCCGTCATTGTCTTCCCCGCCCAACTGGATGCCCAGCACATTACAGAGCGTGTAACGCTTGCCGTAGGACATGGTGATGCCGTGCTGCTGAAGCGCGTTGACGCCCTTGTTGTCTGTCATCACGGGCAAGGGCAGGGTGTCGCGCTCGCTGTGTCCGTCCTTGTGCGTCAGGATGCAGGTGACGTGAATCTTGTTGTCAATGGTCTCGCTTCCCCACCTGACGGAAAAGCCATGCTCTGCCAGAAGCGGGCGCACGGCAGACTGGATGTCCTCCAGCTTGGCGTACTTGGATTTGAGGTGCGTGTTGTCGCCGCTCTTGATGACAGCCGGAAGTGCGGACTGCATCTCGGCCATCGCCTTCGCATAGGCCCGCTCGGCCTTGTAGCGGTCGCTGTCGCGTTCCATGTCGATGATGCGGCTCAGGCGCTCAACGTCTATCGTCGGGTCCAGAGCGACACGCTGGGCAAACGTCAGCCCTTCCATGTCATAGCGATCCACCTGCGCCAGTTCGTGGCTCTCAGTGCGTTCTACATTTGATGTGCCATCAGCCATCATCTCTCTCCTGTCTGTGTTGTGGGGGTGCAAACCTCGTGATCCATCACTTGATCAACCTCGCGCATGTCGAACGGCTCTCCGCATGTGTTGCAGTCCATCATGTGGTTAGGCTCGTTCGGGCCGCCGTGAGACGGACAGGCGAGGCCGGGCACATAACCATCATACTTTCCGTCTGCCCGATATGTCGTTCCATCGGCGCGGGTGTAGCGGTGGCATTGTGTCGGCTCGCCAAAGGCGGGCTTGTCGCAGAACCCATCAGGGCATCCGCTGCCCCACATAGGGACGGAACACTTGCCAACACCATTGAGTAATTCGCGATGCTGTTTTCCGGGAACTGCCATCAGCATTGTGGTTGCTCCTTAAACATTTGCATTGCGACCTTCCGGCCAGCTTCATCGACCCGTTTCCAGTCAGCTTCTGAGGCGATCAGGGTGAACCCGTGCGCGTCGTAAGCGTGGATCTGACGACCGCCAACTGTGTTGAATCCGCGTTGGCAGACGGGGCAGTGCAGGGGGTGGGTCATTGGTCGTCCCCCGCCATTTCGATAAGCGCATTGACTGCTTCTGTTGGCGTCATACCCGTGCCAATAGGCGACTCAGAGCCGTCATAGCTTTCGTATGTGGCTA